GCATCACGCTCCAACTGCTTTTGAAGCTGTACGGAAAGACGGAGATCATTCACGGAGATGCCCTGATCGTTACGGGCAAAGAGGTTGTCAAAACCGAGAAAAGTACTGGTCGGAGTGGCAGCAGGAGTCGAGGCGGCCAAATAGGAAGTAGTACTCGCAGCCAAAGCAACAGGGGTAGATACAGGTGTGGACGGCCCAGCTACAACTACCTTAGTTTGACTAGATACCAGGTTTCCCGTATCGACAGACAGAGGAATAACAGGATAAAGTTGAGTACCAACGATAGACTGAGCGTTACCTTTTTGCGGCTCCGGCAATGCGGAGGTGAAGTAGTCATGGACTTTCGCCACTTTGGGGGGCATACCAGTATAATTTTTCACAGCCCAAGGATTAGCGTTAATCGCCTCTGACACAGTGGTATTACCTTTTTGAATCGACATAGGGGGAGCTACATTTTCGTCGCGGAACCAATCATTCCAGATCAAAGCAAACGCTCTAAAAGGATAAAGGTTGACGGCAGGAGCGTTAGAAGACGTAAACGCCATACCGGTCGGTATGCCCATATAATCAGCTATCGAGCCGACAGCGACGGAAGTATTAACCGACACGGTGGGAGCCTGAGTCGTACCAGCAGGAGCCCAGTTAGATTGAGTATTTTCGCCCATCACAGCTTGCCACCGAGTATCGACAAGACGGTTAGGGACAAAAAAGTAGAACATATCCAAAAAGCAATCGTCCATAACAGGTTTTAGAAATGCAGAAGTAGCACGAACGACGGCTTTCGAATCTATATCAAAACTATCGCCGGGGTAAATCTCCTGAACGAGAAACGGGATCAAATCACCGGCGTTTATAGCAGTCTTATGACTGTGAGAAAGGTCAAACCGGCTCCGCGAATGTTTAATTGTAGGAACGGTGTTAAATACATAGTTATTAGCCATTATCCACACCTACCATAACGACTTCTTTTTCCTCAGAAGGAACAAGAGCACCTGTATTCACATTATATTTGCCAAGTTTGACCAAATCGAAATCAGAATGACGGAATTTAGATCCGTTCAAAACACTTTCAAACCAACGTTGAGCACAGCCATCATTATACTCCAAATGAGGCTCCGTATAAGTGCAAGAAATTCGATCATAAATTACGTAAACAAAATAAATCACTTTTTTTCTCCTTTAAAATTTGCGGCAGAAAAAGGACAATTTTCAGAGCCGCACAAATCGCATTTAAGAATCTTTCTACAAACGAATACCGCCGCGCGAAACACAACGTGCCAAATTCTTTTTATGAACACGGCGAGCAGTCCTCCTAAACTCACTTTTATTATACCGACGAGATAATTTATGACGCCTCATCATTTTTCAACTTCCTCCTTTTCTATCTCCGGCGACGGCGATATGTTCTTCTGCTTCTCCGCGTTCGAGTCCTGCGATACAACCTTCTCATAATGAGCCTCCTTTAATTTATTTAAATCGTTTTTCAAAGTTAAAGAACGAGCTTTGACCTCATCAAATATATCTTTCACGGAAAGGTCATCGGATAAGCCAAACTGCTCGCGATACTTTTCAGCCACGCTATAAAGCTCTCCCAATTTAGTAAGGTCGGAAAGGTCCTCCGTCATATCGGCTATCTCATCGGATACTGAGCCAATATTACGCTCTTTTTGTTGAGCGTAAGCAACAAGCGTGTCATAGTCGTTGTTACACAAACGGTCAAGCACCTTTTCAAGCGCACAATCAGCCGAGCTCTGAATCGCCTGGAAAGTATCAATCTTTCCTGTAATTCGAGGCTCTTGCAAGTCATCGTCCCAAGTCCATTCATCTTCTAAGTAAGAAGCTGCAAAGTCTTGCGGCGTACCGTACTTTTGCCGAGTATTCGGCAGTCTAAATGTTATAGACATCTGATATTAATTCTCCTTTGCGATTTTTTCGCCAAAATCCAATTTTATTCACAAAATTTAATCGACGAGCGACTAACTCTTCTTCACGAGCAGAGGGAAAAGCCCTCAACGCCATAGCATCTTCAATAGGGGCTATATTAAGCCCTTCACGTTTATACCAACGTTTAAAAACAGCCGGTAAGGATCTCTTCTTCCCTTCCTGATAAACACCACAGGTCTTCACAATCTCATCATAATGTTTAATCGCATAAACATAACCAATAGCAGGCTTTCGAGATTGAAGAGTAAAAGCAGGTTTACGATCTCCGACAGGCATAAACTTCTGCATATATTTAGCGGCGTAACGTGCCGAATCACGATTCACTTCACCAACAGACGAGAAGCCTTTCGTCCAAAGCTTTTCAAGTGAGGGGGAGCGATAAATAGGATTCTTTCGCTTATCAAACTTTAAAAAATATCTATCAGAGAAAGAATGACCGAATATAATAACATGATAGTGAGGACGACCACCTTTTTCGCCATACTCGCCACAGGCGAAGTAACGTATACGCTTTTCACCAAGAGATTTTCTCAACCGTTTTAAAAAAAGTTGGACTTCACGGACTGCCACCTGATTATCTTTCGGCAAGTTTTCATCATTATATGTTAAGGTGATAAAACAATTCTCACGATGGCAAGAAGCTTCCGCCGCAACACGAGTCGCCCATTGATTCGAATAACCAAGCACACACTCTACACACGACCGACAAGGAATCCGTATACTCTTGACTATTTCCTCATCGCCAATACGAAAAGTCACCTTTCTAACCAATTCACCATCAACAGAAAAAGACTCTTGAAGTCCTGCAAGTTTAGGATTGAGGCACATTTATCACTTCCTCCACATTCATTTGAATAGTTCTCTGTTCAAAAGGACGGAGATATTGTTTGACGTACAAATGAGCAAGTAACAAATCCGCAGACGCAAAAGAAAAGTAAAGAGCCTGACGACGACTCCAACTATTAAAGTAAGGTTTCAGCGCCACATAGAAAAAATCTTGCAGATCCTGTTCAGCACTAAAAGTCACCACACCAGAAAAAAAAGGAGAAGGCATTAATCTACTGTTTCTCTCCGCCTTAGAAGCTTTCAACGCTTTCTCAAACTTCTCGTTAGTCACAACCCAAATATAACGCTGGTCCAATCCTTTCATAAAAATCACCTCATCTTTTTTTGTAGCTATAGTATAACATAAAAAAAAGGTTTTGTCAAGGGTTTTTCGAAAAAAAAATCTCCTTTTTTTTCGGTGGTGTCACCTTGCGCATTTATATCAAGTATGAAACGCGCCTGTGCACCTGCGTGCGCGTGTGTTGCGCGCGCGCGCGTACACGCACACGCGCGTGTTTTTCGCGCACGCAGGTGCGTGCGGCGCGCAACACACCAAGCGGTGAACGGTGCTGTTGCACCTTTTATAAAAGGGGGAGTGCCCCTTAAACCCCCTCGTTTTATTTATGGGGCTGTCTTCCTCGGTAACGAGCCACATAAGCCAAGTATGCCTACGGCATATCACCAGATAAGAGAAAAAAGGCACTACCAGGTAAGTGACGAGCGCCTTTTTCCTTATAAAAAAGATGGGTAAGTATAAGCTATTTTCGAACGTTCACAATAACAGGACGTGAATGTTGAGAAGCCTGCAAACCGCTCGTATATCCACCAGCGGTACGAGCGATAGAAGCAATAGAAGTCACTATCGAAGCAATCGCGCCTAAACCGTCGGTATGATTAGCGGAAGCAGTGCCAGAAGAGGCGGCAGAGCCGGACGGCGTAGACGAGCCGCCTTGACTATAAGCAAGAGCAGGATTTAAGCCTGCCGCTTTTAAATCAGCAACAGCACGTTGATAAGACGTTTTCGATAAACGCTCCTGAAAATCTCGATTTTTTTGGGCTTCAAGAGCAGAGTACACCTGACTCATTTGCTGAAGCTCTTTTTGCCGATTATAGTCGAGATTTCCAGTGAACGAATTATCAAGACTACTAAGGAAAGAACCTCGTGTACTAGTTAGAGGATCATCACCGCCGAAAAACCAATCCAATGCCGAGAAAGCCATAAACTACCTCCTTTAATGGTGATCGAGAAGTGAAGGCACCGAATAAGTAGGAAGGCACCGAGTCGCATATTCGTTAATTCGAATATCAAGAATAAATTGAGGCTCGGTCGTAGAAGGAACGGCAAGCGTACGATCTATAAACTGAGGGGTTTCGTTAATAAAAGCCTGGTTAAGAACAGGGGCAGAGCTGTATTCGTCGCCAAAGTGCCAAATATCAAGGCTATCCGTAACGGTAGATCTCATCTTACCGCTTACACGATTTGGACGATAGCGGAGATCCGCCCAAGCCTCTTGATAACCGAACACGTTATCCACACCAGAAAGAGCATAAAGCTCGCTCTGATAAACGGGTTGTTCACCGATAGACTGAAAGACCGGATCATAGTAGTCCACACGATTACGCCGTCGCCAAAAACGTTCAATACCCTGTTGATAGGTGTGATATTGACGGATACACATAACGCCAATCACAAATCCATGTTCAACAAAACCTTTTTTTGCACGGGCAGAGCCCATAGATAACGAGTATGCACCAAGCTCGGCAAGAGGCGAAGCTTCAGTAGCTTGCGACGTCTGCGGCACTTGCTGGATCGATATAGGATTTCGAGAGCCGCCAAGAAACTCAGGACGTTGAAGTCGATAATCACCGGCGTCTACACCGAAGGCGGCACGGATATACTCGATATAACGGCTCCCGGAGCGAGCATCACGCTCCAACTGCTTTTGAAGCTGTACGGAAAGACGGAGATCATTCACGGAGATGCCCTGATCGTTACGGGCAAAGAGGTTGTCAAAACCGAGAAAAGTACTGGTCGGAGTGGCAG